CAAACCTTTTTCTCTAAGTTTAAAAATAATTCCACAACGATTATTTAAACGTTTAGTATTTAAATCTATAGGTCAGTACAGGACTCTGCTCTACAGGTAATAGACTCAATGAGTGCATCTGCTGAACCTGCTGCATGAGTGTTTGAATAATCTGTTACTACACAATTTGCAAATGTCAATGTTTTGCTTGGAGAAGATGTGAATTTGTAACTTGCTGCTCTTTTGTTTTTGGCTTCATAATCTGTATAGATTGAAGTTTCGTTACTTGCTGTTCCAGAGAACACATCTGTTGTGAATGTGATTGATCTGTCGTAGCATTTGGTATAAGTAATATCAGTTTCTCCGTTTACTGCCATAACTGCCATTCCTCTGTTTACTGTAGTTGAGAATGAACGTTCTCCGTATGTTACACTATTCCAAGTAAATGGGTTACCTCCACCATCAGAGTGGACTATTGGAGAAGATGTCGTTTCAGATGTTTGATATACAGGTGTTCCTCCATCCCCTGTTGATGTTGCAGGTACTGTAATGTCTTTTGCAATAAAGGTCATGTTTTGTTCCCATGCACCTCTGTTTATTGAGAGAGTTCCTGATGTTGGTCGGCAACCTCTCATATGTTGGAAATACTCAGTTCCACCCAAGTTATATGAATATGTGAATGATAGTGAACTATCTGGACTATTTGCTCCACCTCCACTTGCGTTCCATAGGTATTCCCATAGGTCCAAGTTTATTGGATTGTTTCTAATTGTAAATGCGTATAATGATTGTGTCTTAACTGCATCAATGACATCTTCAGATCCTAATACTGATACATCCATATGCTGAACATCTGGATTGATACTGATTTCAGTATTGTTACCTACTAGGGCAAATGTTGATGATGTTGGAGTTACACCGTATAATGCAGGAGAAGCAACTGAGTCTCCTTCTGTTACAAATTGTAATTCTTTAACTATATCTTTTCCTGTTGTTACGTTGTGTGCTGATACCATGTTATCTTTACAATAAAATTTGATATAAAGAAGTATTAACTCTTTATCTTAAAGTACACCATTTTGAGTTCTGCCTGAGATGTAGGTGTTTGGTCGTCATCTCCCTCTGGTTCTAATCTGATGAATTCTGGTTCAGTATTTTCAAAGAAAGCCACTTCTGAGGCATTTCCATCACTCTTGTTTAATCTAGTTGCATTGTTAGGTCTATTCTCCCATAGGATTCTATGTACTTCATCTTCCATATCTAGTAATCCCTGTAATGATTCTCCTTGAATTTCAATAAAACAGTTACAAACCCAAGCGTGTTTATCATCTCCATTAAATTCAAAATCATCAGCGATATACTTTTCTCTTGATGAATAATTTACTCTAATCTCAGCAACAAATGAACCATCTGGTCTTGCTAGTTGGTCAGGTTCATCTGTATCAGATGAGAAGTATGGAGTTACATTACCATCTACGTTGCCTGCTGTCCAATTATCAGATAGTAAGTTTGCTATAGTCTTATCAAGATTCTCTCTTGCTCCTGAAAGATTAGTAAATGTAACGGTCAAGTGTACCACACGTTACCCCAACGTGATTGATCGTCAGGTGCTTGATCCATGTAGTTTTTGAGTAACACTACTAACTGATCATATATCTGTACTGTAGTTAATTCTGTTCTCCTACCTAAGTTTCTTAACATCTCTGAACCTGTAAGGTTTGCTGCTGTATCAATGGCAGCAGGAACAGTAGTAAAATCAGAGTTTCTGTTTAATATTAGATTAATCATATCCGTTACGGAATTCTGAATTGCTGTTACTGTAGCAGGTGTAGAACCAGATTTAGTTCCTCCCCATGCCAATTTCTCCATTTCGTCAGTTGAACCGTACTTTGCCATATTGATTGTTATATAGTAATCAATCATTAGAAGTAATTATGTCGCAAATTTTTATGCTTGATTTAGGTATGGAATGGTTTAGATATGCTAACAAGTATTTAGAAAATCTAGTACAAATTAGTACCTCAAATTACGGTACAGTTACAGTACACAAAGATGATAAAGATGACTCGTTTGAGAAAGAGTTTGACTATATCATACAAAGCTTAGGGCTTTAACCCCTCTTTTTATTTTACAAATATCATATATCGTCTAATGTCTATGATGGATAGAGTGAATTTACTCCATCTAAACTTGTTCCAATACCAGAAGTTAGCCTGGAATCTGTTATCAACGTTATCGTGTACTCCTGCTACGAAATAAGGCGTGTTTATCAATATGGCATGGCAGGTTTCATGCATGATCCTATCACTATTCTCTCTTGCTTTGAAGTCATTGTTAGAGTCATGTAGCCATAGGTCCATTCTGTATTTTCCTGTTACACCGCTTGGCATATTTGGATTAATTCTCTGACCTGATGTGGTTTGTACGTGTTCAAAGAACTGAGGATTGGTATCTTTCAAATCCCATACGTGTATATCCCATTTGTTTAGCCATCCTGACAAGTCCTTTATTCCTGTGTTTGCTAATGTATGAATTACTGTTTGACTTACAAACTGTTTATTGATATTCTTGGTGTGGTATTTGATCATAAAAAAAAGAAAGAAAATAAGGTATAAAACCCCTATTCTGAATCGTCTTTGTGTTTGATATAGTCAGCACCGATTAAGATTGCGATCGGAGCTAACAAAGCGATAGATGATGCTTCATCCAATGCTATTTTTCCTGTTGCGGTCCACAATGCGATTAAACCTGTGTAAGCACCAAGAGCATAGTATCTTAGATTTCCTGCCATATCAACTGCTTTGCTAGATAGTATATAACTATTATTGTTAGATTACGCCTAAAGTTCTACAAACTTCAACAATCGTCAAACCTATTGCCATAACTGCCAATGTATAATCTCTACGTCTTAATTTGTTTGCCTGTTTCTTTTCCATATCTGATATGTGGGAATTGTACTCGTTTTCCATAGTAGTTAGTCTTATACATAATTCGTTAATCCTATCCTCTATCTTGTCTAGTTTCTCGAATATACGAGCTTCGACATCCATACACAGGTGTATGAACTTAGAAAGTAAAGAAGTAAAAAAAATAAAAAAATGTTGTTTGTCTAAGAGTTAACACTAGATACGATTACGTATGTGTTTGGATCAATTACGTTGACACCAATTCTGTGAGTCCATACCAAATCCCAATATTGTCCTGCGATTTGTTTTTGCAATTCGAGTTCCATTGTTCTCTGGGAAGCGAGTCCGAAAGATGCACCTTTTACGGCTACAATGTTACGATCTGCATTAGATACGTCTCCTTTTACTTCGTTGGTTACAACGATGTCAATACCATATAATCTCTCTAATTGTCCTAATTTAGTAACGCTAGGGTTACCAATTTGGGCATATTCAGAGATTGCAGATGATGTTGCAAGTGATTCAAATGCTCTTGGTGTTAAGAAAGCTACTAACTTTCCTGGACCAACATCTTGACCGAGTTCTTGAAGATATCTCTTAGCCATTGTAAGACCATCTTCATCGAATTCTCCGTCAGCATCTTCTTCAGTTGTATTGCTTGTAGGCAAACCATCTGATCCACCAATATGATACGGAGCAGTAGTGATACCACCATAATCTCTTGCTGTTGAAGCTAGGTCCTCTAAGATGAGTTTGTGTTCATCTCTGATTGCCTCTAATCTTGCAGTTTCTCTAATTGCATTTAGGAAACTTGCAGGATAATCTTCAAGTTGTGCTTTGAGAATGGTTTGTCTCCAACCTCTGATGTTACAGGTTACATCAATACTTGTGAGAGTATGGGTGCTTGCTGTGATGTCAGAAGAGGTCGATTCGGTAATTGCACCTGCATCAGGTACTGTGATTCTGTAGAATCTTGCAGTATTTTGTCCTGTTGGTAATGCTTCGAATTGACCGTATTGTCTAATGGAGGTTGCGGTTTTAGATCCGATTTGAATTGAGACGTTTGCACGTTGTTTTACACCTGGAATAGTTCCTGATGTAGATACGGCTTCCTCAACACTTCCGTTTGCAGTAACTCTGCCTTCGGTAGTGTGATTCTCGATCCAACCCTCTTTGTCGATAACTAAGCGACCATATCCGTTTTCAAATACTTTATCCAAGAATTTTCTTGCGGATTCATCATCGAATTGCTCTTCAACGTAACCTTGATTACTTGATTCTGCAACTTCTGATTTTGGTTGCCATGCATCTTTGACAGTTTCAATAACTGCTTTAAGAGTGTCCTCGTTTGATTTCTCAATACGTTCTGCGACCTTTTCAGAGGCAATTTCTGGTTTTGGTGCTTCTTCTGTTGTTGGAGCTGGTGCTTCAACTTCAGGTGCTGCAACTTCAGTTTTTGCTTCTGCTTTACCTACTTCTACTTCGCCATCGGTTTCGATAGTGACTTTGACTTTTTCCTCTACTTTATTGTCTAAAGTTTCGTTTGTCATGTGATTTTCTTTGTCTTTAGTTTCTATATTGGAAGTAATTAATTGTGGTTCATCTTCTTTTAGTATTTTGATATATTGAACATTTGATGATTCAATAACTTGCAAGGTTGATTCTGGTATTCCAGGCACTCTAACAACTGATAATTCTAATATTTCGTTTAGTACAGGTGCATTAAGACATTTCTCTCTCATAGAGTCACATAGTTCTCGTTGCTCCAATACTGATGCTCCTATTGATACCTGATACTGTTCATTCTCTAACTTCTTTTGCCACTCAGAGTCAAATACAGTTGCTTCGTATTTTACCTGATTTAACTCATCATCAAACTCAAATGTTACCTGACCTATGTGAGTGTCCTTGTCATGTTCTACTCTTAATGGAACTTGCTTACCATCAAATTTCTTTAATTCTTCAGTATCATAATAAACGCCATTACGTGACTCTCTAGGCATGAGAGCAATTCCTGCTATTCGTTCTGCCATGCTAATATTCTCCCATAAGTGATATAGAGAAGTATTATACTAATTCCAACTCCTCTAGTTTGTTTAGTAAAACAGAATAATCTTTCTTGCCTTTTATCGTCAAAGATTCATTAATCATTCTTGTTTTAGATCCTATCATTTTTGCTTTCTGTTCTTGTAGAACTTTCCTGTTAGTTCCTACAACTTGAACACTCTCTTTGAGTAATCTGACAGTACCTTTGTACTGTAATGAACCTGATGTTTGTTGTGCTATCTTTGATGTGATAGTTATTACCTGATCTCTTGTTGGTAGTCTTGTTGCTCCTTTCATTTTTATTATCTGTTCAAAATGTCTAACTTCTGGGAAGAACAGTACCTTCTTTCTACCAGATCTTTCTGGAGGAGCTACGTAAGATTCTCTATGTAATTCTATTCCGCTTTCAGTTTCTAAAGCTAACCCACTTTCGGTTAGTAATGCCATTATCCTATGTATATATCGCCTGAGTATTTGAATTCAGTTCTTAGTGGTTTTCTACTATCTAGTTTTGGTGTCCAATAAATATTCAACTCCTTAACCTCATTTGCTTCCATGCTTTGTGGATATTCAAATCTAAGTTCTGGATTAGTGTTTTCAAATTTAATATTATGAACTGCCCATTCAGTATCTGTGTTTTTCATATACATTGTGTATTTCTTTGTCTCTCCCAACAACACTCTTCCCAAGTCAAGAGATTCAGTTGTAGTAGTTGTTTCTGGATCTATGTATATTCTAATCATTTGATTTTAACTCCTTTATGAATTTCAATATCTCTGATGTGTTTTTGCGTTTCTCATGTGCTGCCAATTCCTCTCTTACGTTTACCATGTTCTTGAGATCTGTCATTACTCTTTCAAATACCTTTTCTTCTTTGTCATTATCAGAAGTTTCTGGTTCTTCTGGTTTCTCCTCAGGTTCATCTCTAGTGTCAGTTAGTTGGTTAGTAGGCGTGACACTCGTAATTGGTGGTTCATCTTCCATATCAGTTTGGTCAATCTTTACGTTTGTATTGTCAATTAGCCATTTTCTAGCCTCACTTCTTCTCAAGATATTGTCTCTGTATGAAGTGATAACATTGTCAATGCTTGCATCTTGTTTTTGAGGAGATTCAAAGAATACCTGAATGTCCTTTGATTTGATACGTTTTCCTCTGGTCCTTAGGTATGGTAAGATACAGTTTCGTTTAATCTGATTTGCTAATCTGACTTGGATTCTTTTGACCTTTCTGATCAAGACAGAATCTGTACTCTCTGATGCTGCTCTAGCAGTAAATCCTGCGTTGAAGAATTGTAATGGGAATTTAGAACCAGGCTCTAACAAGTCTCTTTGCATATGTTCAATGTAACCCTCAAATTTACTGTTGCCTGCTGTCTCTATAACCTTGACATCAAATGCCTTATCTGTAACTATCTTTGATCCTTTCTTCATCTTCTTTAATGCATCTGCTTGACTCTTGATAAACTGCTCTCCTGCATCTTCAAAGTGGAACATTACTGTTGGATCTGCGTGACCTTGAAATATCTGTGGCATAGCATCCTCGATTTGTTTCATCTGAATCAATGGAGAATCATAAACCTCTCCTGTTCGTGGATCTTCGTAATCTGAAAGTATAGAATGGAACAATCCTCTAGCAAATGGCTCTCTTGCTACGTTGGTTAGTTTGAAATGTATGACCTCTGTTGGTTTAAAGAATATGTCTTTGTCATTAACGTGTTGAACATATCGTTTAACGTGTCCTCTTGCGTTTCTTGTAATTGATTTTATGGTAGTAATCGGAACTTCAACAAACTCATCATTGGTTGGAGACTTTTCAATGATCCAATTTCCTGTTGCGATGTAAGAATGTATTCCATCTTCTAAAAATTCATCAAATCCTGACTCATCAAGCCACTCATTGACCATATCTTGTATTTTATTGTTCTTTGCAGTTACTTTTAGCCCTTTTCCGAGTATCATTTGGTTGTATGTCTCGATTGCTAGGTTCAATCTACCGTCTTTGTTAATTGCATCCAAAGTCTCTATAAATGGTCTATCTGGAGCTAATTCGTCTTGCCAATCGCTTTGATTTACCTCACTTTTGTTGTTAAAAGTCTCTAAAACCTTGATAGTGCCTGAATAAGCCTCTTTTTTTGCTCGTTTTTTGGGTAAAACTGCCTCTTTTGGGTAAATAACGCTGCCATTTGACCTAATTGTGGGCTTCATATGCAACTTTTACAATAGTTTTGTTAAATGGAAGTAAATTAATCAAAATCTAAGAAAATGTCATCTGAACCATTGACTCCAACTGCTGTTAATCGGCTTCCTGACACTTCTAATCGAAGTCTAATCTTAAAAATTCCTGCAACCATCGGTCTTTGTGATTCTAGGAACTTTACTAAGAATGTTCCATCTGAATTTAGTGTTATTATATCATCTGAGGAAAAGATAGTTCCTCCTTCTTGGTCTATAATTCTAAAAGTTCCTGTAAATCCTGAGATGTCGCGAGTCGTGGTAAATGTATTGTCATCATATACCGTTCCTGATAGGTCAAAAGAAGCAGAGTTAGTGAAATCTCCTTTTGCCCAAGTATGCTGATCCATTTTTAGAAAAAGTACCATATGAGTTTATATACTTATCGGTATTAATAGAAAGTATGTTAGCTGTGCATACTCCTGCACCTTTTGAACCTAATAAGCCAATCCGTAACGGAGACGTTGAGGAGCTTGCTGCTAACCATTGTTACGAAATAGTTCGTGAACCTGCATATTTGCCTGACAGAGTTGTTTTAGAGAGAATTCGTGCTAGTAAAGATCCTAACGTTATCTTGTATATTGCACTAATGCGTGGAATTACCCCTATTATGACCATTGGTCAGTACAAGTCTTTTGTCGCTTCATTTGATATGGAGAAGAAACAAAAAGACAA